CGTTGTGCGACGGGGTTCGCTCCGAGACGAACATCACGAGGTCGCGCGAGGGGATGGGCCGCTGGTGGCGCTGGTGTTCGGTGTAGGCGAAGAACCAGGCCTGTTCCATGATCACTGTGTCGCCGCCCTTCTTCATGTCGAGGAAGACGTCGCCCATGGTGCGTTCGGTCTGGTTGAGGATGTGCAGGGCGCGTTGGTAGTCGTCGAGGGTGATCACCATGCGGGAGGAGGAGGCGGCCGAGATGAGCATGCAGAGCTTGATGAGGTGGGCGGTCCGTCTGGAGGTGTAGCCCTTGAGCGAGGGGTGGATGGGCGCGGGCGGGCCGCCGGCCATGTGCCAGGCGAGGAGGGCCTGAAGGGCGTGGGGTTCGAAGTCCATCTCCCCATACATGTTGCCGATGACTTGGAGGTCGCGGGCGAGGGCGTCGAACTTCTCCTGTTGGCCGGGGATCAGCTCCCATAGGTCCTGGGGCTCGGCCGCGCCCGAGTAGACAACGGTCATGCGCGACATGAAGCCCTGCTCCCACGCCTCGACGGGGATCAGGGTGTTGAGGAACCCCGGGGTGCAGCCTGCTATGAGGGTGAGGCTGACGTTCTTGAGGACGATCTTGTGTTCGAGTTTGCGCTTGCGCTCGACGAAGGCGTTGCCATCCCACATGGCCGTGAGGGCCGAGAGGAAGTCGCCCTCATACTTGGAGAGGAACACCCCGAACTCGTCGAGCATGACGGCGAGGGAGTTGAAGTGGATGGCGCCGCCGGGGGTGTCGATGACCCGTTGGGAGTCGTGGAGTTCGTCGACGAAGGCGGCGCGGGTGATGTTGGATGGCGCGATGAAGCGGTTGGGCATGGCCTCGACCAGCCGGCGGGCCTCGGCGATGGGCAGGGTCTTGCCCGAGGAGGCGGGGCCTGCGAGCAATACGTAGATGCCTGAATGAAGATGGCCCCTGTTGTTGGTGTGCCAGAGCTTGCGCTCGATGGCGCCCGACAGGGCGGCAAGGCCCGCCCACAGGCTGAACAGGGGCGGCACTTTGAACGGTGCCATGTAGTCGAGGAAGTGGTCGAGCCAGGGGCCTACGCTGCGAGTCTTTGGCGCAGGCTGGGAGGCTTCGGGTCCAAGGGTGATTCCGATCGCGTCCTTGAGTCCGAACCGCGCCATTTGATCAGTCCATCCACGTTGGTGTCTCCGGCGTCGGCCCAGTTCCAGCCCACCTTGGCTTCGACGGGGACGACGAACTCGCGCCCCTGGGCGAGCGCGATGGGAATGCGCAGGGCCCGAAGGGCCCAGGGTATGATGTCAGATTCCTGCTGCTCTGGGTATTGAAAGAGGATGGAGTCGTGGACCTGAACGAGGAGCTGGACGCGATCGGCCCTGAAGAGGGCCAACAGGCCCAGGTCTATTTCGTCCGCTGTGAGGCTTTGAGGCTCGTAGGCGATAGCCTCCCTGAGAGTAGCATCGTCGTTCCATCTGCCAAAGAAATAACGGCGACGACCGAGTAGAGTGGTGATGTATCCGTCAGATTTGAGATGGTGACGGACGCTATTGTGCCAGTTGGGGGCCAAGTGGTCTGATCGACTAGTTGTGCCGATGGTGGGGAAGGCGGCGAAGTAGCGGGCTTGGAAGTCTTCAATGGTGTGGCGGTCGACCTTAGTATGGCGTGCCATAGTCGCAGGGGAGCCGTAATAGTTGGTTCCGTGTCCGAGCTTCTTGGCAAGGTCACGGTAGCTAAGAGATCGATAAGCAGTTTGATCTGCCACTCTTCGTGGTTCGGTGGCCAGCCATGGGAGATCTTGCCAAGCCATTCGACAAACTGTTGTGTGGAGGTCGCCGCCCTCGCAAGCATCGAGATAAGAGCCGGCGAAGGACTCTCCGTGAGCCTCGACAAAAGTGTTCCAGCATATCGCTCCGACATTTCGGGCATCGGCTTGCTCCAGGTCCAGGTTGGCCAGCTTGTGGCCGGGGTCGGCGACGAAGATCGAGCGCAGCTCGCGGTCGATGTTTTGGAGGTTGGTGCCGGTGCCGAAGTCACTGATGGCCGACGCCAGTCGGCCTGTGTTGGTGCCGGCGATGTTGAAGTTGGTGCGCATGCGCCCGTCACGGTCAATGCCCGTTTCGAGGATCTGGCGCTTCTTGTCGAGGTCGCGCAGCGCGAGGAGGTAGAGGCAGATGGGCTCGGCGAGGAAGTATACGGAGAGCTTTTCGAGGGCCTCGCGGTCGACCGTTGGGCGCATCCCCGCCGCTGTGCGGTGCCTGATGGGCGTGAGGTTGAGGGTGGTGTAGAACAGCTTCATGAGCTGCTGGGGGCTGCGCCAGCTGGCGTCCGAGCCGATGCCGTCGCGGATGATCTGGTCCAAGCCTTCGGACAGGTTGGCGATGTCCTCACGGATGGTGCGCAGCACTCTGTCCCTGCGGTCGAGGTCGACTCGGAGCCCTCGGATGGTCATTTCGAGGATGGGGCCTTGGAGGGCACGCGAGAAGGCGTAGGTCGAGGCGGTGGTGTTGTCGAGTTGGGGGAGCATCGCCGCGAGGACCTCGTGGGTGACGCAGTTGTCGAGACCGCAGTAGATGGATTCGCGCTGGAGGGCCGTCAGGCCGGCGAGGGCCTGGACGTCGAGTTGGTCGGTGCGAATCTTGCGCACAGGGCTATTCCTCCTCCGTGGGGATGCCCGTGGTGCGCCACACCTCTTCTACGGGGACATCGCGCCACTCCTCATATACATCAATCGCAACACTGTCTTTCCAAACAGTAATGAGCCATAATTGTTGAAGCTTAGGGCCGGTAACCCACCGGACTTTACCTATCAATTCTGCGCTGGTGTAGTTTATTTTGATGATTTCAGTCGTGCGTATTGTTCCGTCGGTGTGGGTGAAGCTGATCTGGCTAGTCAGGGTGGTCATGGGGCTATTCCTCCCGTTTGGCGGTTGACGAGCGGCGCATCAGCTTCCACGCCGCCTCGTTGGTGTGGATCGAACCGAGGAAAGCTAGGCCTTTGGGCAGCTCAGGCTGGAGGGCGTGACTGAGGAGCATGGTGTCGTGCTGGGCGTTCGCCACCGGGATGCCCACGGTGCGCCACAGGAAGTTCACATCATACATTCCGTTTTGGAAAACTTTGGGCGTCGGGGACTTGCACCAACGGGCGACGAGGGCCCAGGCCTGTTGTTCCTCGGCGAAGGTGGACCAGTAGTTCTTGCCGGGGGCCGCGGCGCTGTAGAAGGGCACCACGAGGGCGACTTGGGGTGAGGGCGCGAAGCCCGCGCAGGTGATCATGTCGCCCATCGTCTCGATGTCGATCGACAGCATGGTTGCGCCGGCCAAGTGTTCATACTCGAATTGGTCCATGTCCTGGAGGGAGGGTTCGACCCAGATCTCACGCCGGGGGCGGCGGAGGTCGGGGAACTCCGCTTCGCGCTTGGCCTTGCAAAGGTCGGCGTAGAGGACGGGCCGAAGGCTCCAGTCATAGCCTACGGCTTGGGGGTGATATGTTGGGAGCACCTTACCCCACGGCGAAGCCGCGACGGAGCCACGAATTTTGGCAATGCCCGATGTGCCGAGCAGAGCCCACGCAGCGGTGGCGCCGAGCGCCACGATCAAGTTGGGCTTCACCTGATCCAGCTCGGCGTAGAGGCGGTCGAGTTCGGGTTGGAACTCGGCGCGCATATACTTTCCAGGCGTGAGGGCGGGCATACTAGGAATGCCTGCGGTCTTTGGCCCCGTGCAGTTCTTGATGTCGTTGGACGGCTTGGGCCGCAGGTTCAGGACGTTGGTAACGAAACATTCGTCCCGAACTATGCCCACCTGCGCCAGCAGGCTGTTGAGGATGCGGCCGGCGTTGCCCTGGAAGGGAAGGCCGGAGGCCTCCTCGTCTTTGCCCCAGGCCTCGCCGACCAGAGCGAGCTTGGTCACTTGATCATGCCCTGGATGGCGAGGAGGTCGGTGAGGGGGACGGCGAACCAGTCGAGGGACTTGTGGTTGGGGTGCTTGGCACAGGCGTCGAGGGCGGCGAGGTGGCTGAACTGCTTGGCCTCGGCGAGCTGACTGGTGTAGTTGCCCTGCCGGGAGACCCAGCCGGCCTTTCCGATTGACCATATGACATACATCGAAGGTTCCTTTCGCGATGCGAGGCGGGAGGCAGGCCGCGCGGTCAGCCGAAGGCGAGGGCCTGCCTCCCTACCTACCAGCGGCGGCTCAAACCGCTGGTAGGGTTGGGGCTAGAGAGGAAGGGTCTTGGCGATCTCGGCATACTGGATGTCGGGGTCGGCCTTGTCCTGACGCCACCGCACGAGGCCGTTGAACTTGTGGCCGATGGAGTTGGCGAGGCCCTCCTTAAGGGCGCCCGAGCCGTTGCCCTCGGACCAGCACTGGACGTGATCCGTGAGGAACTTCTTGAGCCTGAACTGGGTCTGGTCGAAGCGGGCGCGGTCCTCGGTGTCGAACATGAAGCTGTAGCGCATGTAGGTCCCGGGGGCGGAGCCGAAATCGGCCAGGGCCTCGGGGTCGTCGACCTCCACGACGCCGGTGCAGACGCAGTGGAAGGCGCAGATGTCCCAACGGCCATCGTTCGACGATTCGATGTCGTAGCGCTTGATCTGCCACTCGTAGGTGCCAGTGGGGAGGGCGGGCGGCCGCTTGATGTCGGAGGCGGTCTTCTCCAGGGATTCGACGAAATTTAAGCTCATGACTGTGTGTCCTTGTTCGGGTGTGTGAGGGTGGCGAAGAGGGTTGCTAGCCCGGTTTCGAGCGGTAGGGTTGACTCCAGTTTGAAGGGGGCGGGTGACTTGAGGTCAATGACGCCGGTTGAGGTGGTGCGGATCTGGCGACGCAGGGTTTTGCCGAAGCCGGTGGTCTCGGCGAGGATCATTGAGTTGAAATACTTGGGGAGGGTTGGGCCGAGGGCCGAGCCGATGGCGTTGGCGTAGCCCCGGATCTCGCCCGAGGGCATCTCGCGGAAGTTTACGTGGCTGATGACGATGAGGTTGGTGGCGAAGGCCTCCGAGGTGAGCATGGCGATGGTCGATTCGAGGGCTTGCTGGGCGACGAAATACCACTGGCGGGGTTCCTTGGCGCCGGGGTTCTGACCACGGGCCCATTCGTAGGCCGCTTTGCCAAGGGAGGTCAGGCTGTCGAGGACGCAAATGACCTTCGGTCCCCATTCGCTGGGCGTGGAGCCGTCGGTCCACTTGGTGAGGAGCTTGGCCGACTCGACGAAAGCTTTGGCCGATTTGACCCTGGGGCCGGCGTTGTCCACCGTGTAGAGGTCGCGCAGGGTCTCGAACTCGACGTTGCCCTGAAGGTCGGGCCAGTCCTTGCGGACATACTGCACCAGGGCGTCGAGGCCGTTGTCGAGGTCGATGATCTTGAGCTGGTAGCCCGCCCCCACGAGCGAGGCGAGTGAGCCCGTTTTGCCGGTGCCCGAGTCGCCGATGTAGAGGGTCTTGACCAGTTGGCTACTGTGATGCTGGCTGAGACTGGGCATCGCGGATCATCCTTTCAATCTTGCGGGTGTGTTGGTCGAGCACGGAGATGAGGGGGAGGGCGCGTTGGGTGATGAGGCCCGCGGCGCTGTTGGCGTTTAGTTCGTCGATAAGTTCGCGAGCAATGGAGAGGTAGAGCATCAGGTAGGTGTCGTTGATCAGCATAGGAGCCACCAAGTGAGGGTGAGCCAGAACGCGAGGGAGGCGAGCCAGATGATTGCCCAGGCGTCGAGGCGTGGGGGGCGACTAGTCGTCGGCGTCGTCCTTGAACGAGCGGAGGGCGAGGCGGGCGTTGACCTTGTCGTGGACCGCTTGGGGACGGGGGTCGTTGGGTCGGCGGGGCGCGTCGCTGGTGGTCGGCCAGCGGTCGCGGAAGTGGATCTTGAGGGCGGCGGCGCGCCGGTTTAGGTCGATCTCGGCGAGTTCGCGGTCGAGGCGACCACCGTAAATATAGCGGGGATCAACAGACATATAGGTCACCTCCCATGACGTGAATTGTGGGCGGCGAACTCGCCTTGGACTTGTTCGGCGGCTCGGAGGTAGGCGGTTTGGCCCTCGTCGGCTGTAGCAAAACTCCCTAAGCTGATGAGCTTTCCACTCTCACCAATTCTAGCGCGATAGGGACGCTTCGGTTGGTCTGGGCAGAACGATACTCCCTTACCGTGTGCTCCCCAACTGATCGTATTGTAATGGTTCTGAACGGGGGTGGCCTCTCGTAAGTTGGTCAGGCGGTTGTTCCTGGGATTACCGTCCTTGTGGTCGATGTAGAGAGATGGCCAGTAGTTATGATAGAGGGCCCAAGCAACGCGGCTTGTTCGGACAGCATGATCTCCTATGCAGGTCCTTGTCCCCGGCACTCGTCCAATGTATCGACCCTGAAGTTTATCAACGGTCCCGGTGGTAGGATCATATGAGAACAGGGTGTGAAGGGTTTCGATTGAGACGGGGTTGATTGAGCTTGACATATATCACCGGGAAATCATGGGGTTCCAGTTACGCCCTTGCTCGAAGTCCGCACGTAGGAACTGAGGACGAACTTCTGGGGAGCGGGCGCAGACATCTCGAAAGGCACACCCTCCGAATTTGTCGCACGACGACCTGTTTTGTGGGTAGTAGCCTTCGTGGGTGTGCCGACGAATGGTGTCTATGTGCTTGAGGGTGTCAACTCTCCACTCTTCGAGCTGACTGGGTGTCCTGAAAGTAAACCCCCGTTCAAAGCGCGAAAAATGGACAGCGATCTGAGCCGCATCTATAATGACACCTTTAACCGGCAAGTGGAACACAACGTTACCCGCATAGGCGTAGCCCGACATTTGGGTATTTGGGCTGAACTTCTCGAAGTAATAAGGGGCAACAGTCATTGTGGTAGTCTTGTTATCGGTGATGAACATATCGCCGTTGTATTCGACCAGGCGGTCTAGGTGACCACTGTAGAGGATATTGTCGGACAGCTCAAAGCGAAAGCTGTATTCGACCGCTGGCTTCCCATCACTCAAGATGACGGTCTTCAGAGGGTCTTGGTCGAATTGATCACAATACCAAACTATAGTTCGTAGTAGGTTGCTTCGTGTCTTCGATGGGTGATCCCACTCCTTTGGGCGGTCATTGTTGTAGTCCCAAGTGGCAATCAGGACTTCCTCGATGACCTTGTCCAAAGCCACGTCACGGCTGTCGCCCAGGGCCAGGTGTTTGTGGAAGTGCTCCAATGCCGAAGCGTATAGACCACCAAATTCCAAGTGGACGTTCCCATGTAAGCGCTGCCACCCTTCGATCATCATGTATTGGTATAGTCGAGGGCATGTCTCGCTCCAAGAGAGGCTCGTACTGTCAAAAGCATACTGGGCCCCGGTCAAGTCGAATGGGCTGGGGGCGGTGTCGATCATGGCTGCGGTCACAGGTCTAGGCTCCCCTTGAGGGCCTCATGCAGGGACAGGACTTCGTCCGGCTTCGCCTTGGGGGCCTTTTTGGGCTTGGCAGGGGCTTTCTGGGGCCCAGAGTTATACTGATGCCTCCGCTCCCGATACATGCGGATGATCTGGTCGCGGTCGTCCTTTGTGTGCTGCCTGGGGTCGCGGGCGAGGATGAGGTCGAGGTCGGTCATGGGCGCGGGTTCCCTTGTTGTTGGGCTTTGACCTGTTGGCGGTGGAGTTCGATGAGGGTGCGGATCATCGCGGCGGCGCTGATGGAGGGGTAGGTGCGCTGGAGCCACTTCATGTCGCCGCGGGCGAGTTGGATGTTGTGGCGCTGGAGGTTTTCGAAGCGTCTAGGCATCACGTTGTAGCTCCAGTTGGCCCTCGCGGTTCAGGATCCAGAGTTGGCCGTCGAGGACGGTCAGGCGGAGGGGGCGGAAGTCACCGAGGTTGGCGCGGCGGGCCCGGTAGAGGAGCTGCCGGAGGCGGTCGGGATTGCCCGTTTGGACCACCAGCCCCAGGGGCTGGTGGATGGCTTCCCACAACAGGTTGTCGAGGTCGGGGGCCATAGCGCGGGCTAGAGGTTGACGCCTTCGAGGAGCGAAGCTGCGGTGCGGCGGCGCTCGGCGAGGCGGCGCTTGGCCATCTTGATGGTGGCGGGGTTGGAGGCGACGCGCTCAAGGTTGGCTATAAGCTGGCCGTCGGAGATGTCGGCGAGGGTGCGACCCTGCTCGGCCAGGTATTGCTTGATGTAGTCGCGGGCGATGGCGCCGATCTCGGCCTGGAGCTGGGCGTCGGCCGCGCCGTTGCCGGAGGCGGCCTGGCGGCCCAACAGGGAGAACTTGTAGTGGGCAGCATATTCCGCGACGTGGTCGCGGATTGCCTGCTCGCCGACCTGCTGGGCGCGAAACTTTTTGATGATGGGCGTGAGGTTGTTGCGGATGCGGTCGCACCACGTCTGGTAGAGGTGGCGGGCCGCGGCCTCGTCGCAGATGTAGCCCTGGACGATGCCGACCTCCTCGGCCGAAGGCAGGTCGAAGTCGAGGCCGGCAATGGTGATCTGTTTGGGCAAAGGGGGCTCCTGTGGGTGGGTGGATCTGCCACCCTTATAGGGTGGATGGTGGGGTGTCAATGGCCCACTGAGCCATTTCACGGTAAATGCGCTTATTCTCCTCGTCCAGTCTCATACGAATTTCTCCCAAGGGGGTGCCGTTGAGCATGTGGGTACGCAGTTCCAGTTCGATTTGCGACAGGCGATCGGTTGGCAGGTAAGAGCTGCTGCCGCCCGACGCCGAGGCGGGGCCTGTGGCACGCATATTGCGCGCGGAGATGAGTCTGCGCAGCAGCTCGCGCATCTCGTCGATTTCCACTGCGGTGTAGCGATGGTCGGTCACGACGAATGCTCCTTGAGGCTGGCCTGAAGGGCGATGACGAGGCTGTAGAGGACGACGCTTGCGGTGCCGTTGATGATGATCATGGGCACTTCGTCGTTGGTCGACGGGGACAGGCCTTGGATGTTCCCGAGGGCCGCGTCGGCGAGGTCGTCGGCCTGGGTGCGCAGGGAGTCGATCAGGCGGGGGAGGTCAAGGGCGGGGATCATGGTGGAGTGTCCTTATTCGGGGGTCGATCGGCGAAGGCGGGTGATGTCGGTTTCGAGGGCGTCGAGGGCGTCGGTGCAATCGCCGTCGTAGAGGATTTGGATGCCGAGAAGGGTCATTTGGAGGCCGATTTCGTCGGGGGCGTAGCCCTCACGCGCCAGCGCGCGGGCGACCGATTGGAGGATGGAGGGAAGCTCGGTGCCCCAAGGGGGGCCGAAGGACTGGGTGGGGTGGAGGGTCATGGGAGGGGCTCCTGCTTGAGGGCGCGAAGCGCGGCGGCAATGTATGTGCCATCAGCCGATGCTAAAGGTCCGTCGATTTCAGACTCGAACTCCTCTGCCACCTTCGCGGCCTCCTCCAGCACCTGGGCGCGGATCAGGGGGGTGAAGGCGGCGAGGTTGGCAGGGGCTCTCTGCCTATAGTGATCGCGTAATCTCTCGTCGGCTTCTTCCCATGTGAGCGGCACATCGTTCGGGCCGCCCAACGTTTCCACTAAGTCTGCCTCGCAAATGTTCATCAGAGCCCGCGCCGCAGCTTCGATGATGGGGGCGGTCATTTCGTATTCCGCCACCTTCGCGGCCTCCTCCAGCGCGGCGGCGCGGATCAGGGGGGTGACTACTTTCAGGATTTCATCGACGAGCACGCCGTAGGCTTCCCGGTCTTTTGTATCAATGTCGTAGGGACTGGGCGTCCACTCCATTGCTGTGTTGATAGCAGCTTCGATGATGTCGGTCATGGCTGCTCCATCCGGGCGAGGGCGGCGAGGGCGCGCTTTTGCTCGGCCAGGAATAGGGGCAGCAGCGCCAAATTGTGCTTGTCGGTGCAGTCGATTAGGTCAATCAGCCTATCGAGGGCGGTCAGCGCCGCGCGCAACTGGGCGAGGGGGGTCATGGCTGCTCCGACAGGAGGCGCTCGTCCTCGGATTCGAGCGATTCGGTGAACTCGCGGTCGACGCGTTCGAGGTCACGGAGGGCCTCAATGGCCGTATGGCCCCAACCGTGCTTGTGGGGCTCCTCGTCGTCGCCGTCGTGGAGGGCGCGCCAGTCCCAGCCGCGCATGGGGATGGGGGGCTGTTCGAAGATGAGGCGGATGTTCTTGACGTAGGTGGTGCGTCGGGGCGTGGGCATGGCGGGGGTATCTCCTGAGAGGCGTTCGAGGATGGCGATTGTGTCGCCCAGCTCCTCGCGGGCCTGGGCGTGCTGGCGGGCGATGCCGCCAAGGATGCGCCGCAGGCGCGGGTCGAGGTGGGCATTGGTCATGGGTTGCGGGCCATGTCGATTAGGTGGTCGATGGCGAGGTCGGGCGAGGTCCAGCCATCGGAATAGTAGCCGTCGCCACAGATTTCGTAGTCGCCGACGAAGGGGCCGGCGCGGGCGAGGCGGACGGTGAAGGTGCGGCCGTCGGCGAAACGCACGACGTGATCGTAGGCGGTGCCGTTCCACACCTCGTCGATGTCTGGCTCGGGCAGCTCAGGCTCATCCTGAGGCTCGGGACCTGGATCGTCGTATTCTGGCGGGGTGGCCAGTTTCCAGGCATCGTATTGGCTGAAATTGTGGGGCATGGTCATTGATCCTAAAGGCTGGCGTTGACGTAGGGGCCAGAAATGCGCAGCTGAATTGCCCAGCCCAGGGTGTAGGCAATGATGCGATTGGTGGGCAGGTTGTTCGCCGTGGCGTAGGCGTGGGCAGACTGATAGGTCGGCCAGTAGGTTGTGCCTTTGGAGGTGTGGGGCATGGGCGAGGGGTCCGTTGTGTGTTGGGGCGCGAAGCGCGGGGGTGGAAAGGTCGGGCGCATTGTGCGCCCGACTAGGTGCCTGTCCGTGGGAGGTTGCCGGATAGGATGGGAGGATGGTCCTCCCATTGTGGGAGGTTGTCTATTCACGATCCTGTGAGGGGTGCCCGAATACGTTGAAGCGGCCAGTCGCGCATGGGTTCAACGTCTTCGTAGTCGTCCCATGTCGGCGGGGGATCGCCCGCGTCGATGTTGTCATGGTCATAGACTATGACTTGAATGTCGGTGTTGTCGGCATAGACGGCTTGGACTGTGCCGCCGAGAACTTCGATCAGAATACGATTGGTCATGGTTTAGGTGTCCTTTGTGTCAACACGAATGGTCGAATGGTCGTGATAGGTAAGGGTCGCACCGGCTTTTAGGCGACGGATGATGTCGGACTCCGGCCACATTGGGTCGTAGTCACCAATAATGACCGCGCCGCGATTGGCAGCAGCGTCAAGGGTGCTGAACTCTGAAACGGTGGGGTCGGCATTGTCGGGTATGTTGATAAGCAGATAGCGGCTCATGGTTAGGTGTCCTTTGTGAGGGGGACGCGATGGCAGGCAAAGCGTGTGAGGCGCTGGGTGGGGCGGTCGAGCATGACGCCCGCCGCGAGGAGCATGCCACCCTGGGTGGCGCACTCGTGAACGGACTGGAAGCCTGTGGGGAGGCGCAAGTCCTCGCATTGTAGGGGCGCCGTGGCGAGGCAAGCTGTCACCACAAGCTCAATGTAGGTGGTGGGCATTGGTCATGCTCCTACCGAAAGAACGTCGGACAGAGGGACGGGTACATCTCGCTCACGACCTGTTTGGCGTGTGCCCTATTACGGGCGCGAATGGTGCCGGAAGTGTCCGCTTCGCTCTCGTATTGGTAGAGGGGGTTGCCGAGGCCCCAATAGGAGCCGCTGCGGTCATAGCCGCCTGAGTTGATGCGGAGGCGATGGAGGTAAAAGCGCATGGGGGTTGCTCCGGGCTAGAGGGTGAAGCTGTCGCGGGGATCGGCGGTGTCGCAGACCCAGACGCACGTGCCGTCGTGATTGCCACCGCCGATCCATCGGCCGGACCAATCGAACTGGACGGCGAGCGAGAGGGCTGCCGACTGGTGGTTGTGGTCGCTGTTGAGGCTGTCGTCCCATTCGAGGGTGATCGAGCCGGCGGCGCATTGGGCCTTAACCCTGGAGCCACGATGGTCCGTAGGACCGAGGTATTTGGTGGTGATTGCTTGGATCATGGTCATTCTCCCGTTGTGTCGCGAACGTATTCGTAAGAGTGCCTGTTGTGGCGAAGATGCCAGCCGGCGCCGCTGGGGCGGCGCGCAAATAGCTCACGGTCGCCGGCGTTGTTTGTGAATAGGTGCAATCCGTCTGGCGTTTCGCCACAATAGAAATAGTCGGTGTAGCGGCCAACGTAGCCTGGAGTTTGGCCAAGTGGCCATTCGGAGGGATTTGCCACTCCTATTTGCCATTCTGTGACTTGTGCCATGTGTGTTCTCCCGTTGTGTTGTGTTGATTGCGAAGCAATGTCGGTCTTATGTGGCAATGGCGTTAACGGTCACGCTATAGCCTGTATTGCTAATTGAGACGGAACGCTGTTCACCGACCTGCATGATGTCGTTGCGCATTTCAATATCCCTGCGAACGTTCCACGCGCTTTGGGTGTCGAGTTTGCCGAAAGCCTCCAACTGGTCATAGGCCATGCGATAGGCTTGCTGAAAGGCAGCTTGGCGCGTGGCGCGCGTGGTGGTTTCGTGGGCTGTAAACGTGGCATCGTGCCAGCATGTGATGCGGTATTTCATGGTGATCTCCTGTTGCGAAGCAATCCTGTTGCTCTGGTTGGGTATATTGCTCCCAATGCGCCCAATGTCCAATCAACAAATCGTGATGGGGGCAATGGGCCCTGAGTTGCCTAGGGTTTGGGCTTGGGCTTGATGTCGTCCCAGGATAGGGGCGAAATGTCAGGCGGGGGAATGGGATCATCGTCGCTGTCGCTGTCGGGATCGACTAGACCGAGCCCGCGCGCCGCTTCGCGAGCGCTTTCAAGCAGTTGGGGATTGTGGGGCGCGGGGACTGGCGCAAGGGGATTGTCGGCAGTTGCCCATGCGGATTGTCGGGTCTGTTGCACCAGGTTTTCATCGTAGTTGCCGATAGGCATGGTGATTGCGCTGACATACTCGACGGGGCTGCCATCGGCGGCGCGGAGGCGACCGCTTTTGGGGTATTCTTCGGATATGTGAACGCTGGTGGGCGGGTGGTTGATTTTGAAGGCCAAGCGGTCAAAGGGCGTGGGATTTTCCTGTTTGCGGAGGAGTTTGCGATACTGATAGACGCGAAAGCGCCACAATTTAGCTTCGGCCGGCGTGTCGAAGTCCATTCGACGGCCGTTGGAGTTGAGAATTTCGTGAAGGTCGGCCGCGATATCGGAGTATCGGTGAATCGCAGTGGGGAGAGACATGGCAGGCTCCTCTGGAATGGATCGAAGGCCACTGCGTAGCATGGGTGTTGGCCGATTGTCCAATGGTATATTGTGCGATTGAGCGATGGCCGATTGGGCCGATTGGCAGGGTCCGATTTCCCCCCGATTTACCCCCGGTTGGCCGATTTTTTGGGAATGTGGAGTGTGAGGGTCGGGGCGAGGGTGTGGTAAATTTGTCACGTTTTCTTACTTATGGCTAAAAAAAAACAAAAAAAAGACACAATTAGAAAATATACGCGAGCCTCACCCCCACACTGCCAATTTTGAAAATTTCGGCCAATGGGGGGAAAATCGAAGGGAAATCGGACCTGCGAAATGGCCAATCGGGGAAAATCATCGCCGAGGCTCTAGGATGACCGTGGGCGCGATTTGTGAGGCGGACGGTGGATTGTGCCTGCCGCGAATTTAAAATGAATGGCGGGCCGTCTGAGGCCCGCCAATCGCTATTCTGTGGGGGATCGAGAATGCTCTATCCGGTGTGCCGTTGATCCATCAGGTGCCGAATGTATCGCCGAACAGCTTTCGCGCCCAGTTTTCGGCCGCTCGCGAGCGCGCGATCCAGCGAATGTCTGGCGTTGTCAATCTCGCGTTCGAGTTCAAGCGCGCGCCTGGCTTTGTCAATTTCGTGAGCGATCTGTTTGTCCATTGCTCTCTCCCATTGCTACGCCCCACCACATACGCTTGCCTTGGACGCATGTCAACAATAACCTTATCACAATGTTGTGATGGCCTTACTCGCCCAGCGTGCGACGCAGCGCCACTGGCCGCAGGCCCGGCCCAGGTGGGCCTAGGAATAAAATCCTTGAGGGGGGCCCCACCCACCCGGCCCCGGCTTTCGCCGGTCGGCCCCCGCCCCTCACGGGGCGAGGACGTTCGCAAAAATGCATTGCCAAAATGAAAGTGGGAGGTCTTTGCCATTCGGATCACTTGGTGCTACAACCGCCCGCCATGGCCTACATCGCCCGCCGACAGTGGCTTCGCCTTCACACCGTCTACCTCGAATCGGAACCGTGGCGCGCCCGCCGAACCAAAGTGCTGGCCCGCGCGGACGGCAAATGCGAAGTGTGCGGGGCCAAGGCCACCCAGGTCCACCACCTGACCTACGCCCACTGGCGTCACGAACCCCTCCACGACCTTC